TTAGGAATACCATCACCCTTATCACCACGAATGATTTTTTCTTCAAGTTCCAATAATGGATTTTCAGATTTCAAATATTTCTTCAATGCGGGATTGTATTGTTTAACATTCGGACCCCATTGTTGCAATTGCAAGAAATCTCCGTCACTGGAAAGAATAAGAATCTTTTCGTGTGGTGCATGACGGGGTACAAGTGTACCAATGATATCATCCGCTTCGGCCATTTCAACATCAATGACTTTATACGGAAAGTTTTCTTTCAATTCTTGTTTGAATTTAGCTAACATGTCAAAAATGGCATGCCAGTCTAATGCAGACTTTTCACGCGACTTTTTACGCCCAGCCTTATAGAAAGGAAAGAACTCCTTACGCCAATATTTGCGGTTATCACAACAAAGTACAACTTCACCATATTCCTTGCGGAATGTCTTGAGGTGCATTCAGAGGATATTAAGAACCATGTGTCGGATTAAACCTTCTTCCAACTTTACGTTCTTTTGGTTTGAGATTTGAGCCATGAGTCCTGCAAGAAGGACTTGGTTCAGGTCAACGAGAATCATTATGAATCCAATAGTTTAAAACTTAACTATATCACACTTCTTGTAATTTGGCAACTAGATTGGTAACAAATTCCTGAGATGTTGTTGTTTTCCTACAAATAACACCAAACCAATCTTCTTTAATCATTCTTGTCATATATTCTATTGGTGCAGTAAGAATAGCTTCAAAGTTATCAAGGTGTTCTATGCCTTCTTCACCTTCTTTAAAAATAATAATATGATAACAGTCGCCCATTGATGATGTATTTAATTTTGTACCAGGATTTTTATATTCACTTGTTTGAATATGGATATTATCATCTTCTCCTGGTAAAAACATATAAGTGTCAGAATCACTCAAGAGCTCTTTGATTTCTTTCATTGTAGTCCTTAATATGTGATTTTCTTACTCTAACCATAATCCAGTTATTGTAATACTCATCACTTTCCATTACGTTATTTGCGAATTGTTCTTTCGCTTCAAGGTAACTACATTCACCTTTCGTTTTACAAAGATGTAGTATCTCTCGGCGGAATTTATCCTGCCCGTATAGTATAACATCTTTTTGCAGTTCGTCACTACTTCCGTAATAAGTTTGCCAGTCCGATGGCACTTTTACCTTTTTACGTTTGCCTTTTACCATTTTGGTCTTAGAGAACCAGAAAAGTTTCTTACCGATATATTTTCGGTTATTCTCTAAGTTGGTTATTAGGTAAACAAAGCCGTAGCTGTTTTCAATTTTGTCTTCTGTGAAATCAGTATCATTATATTGCCAATTTATTCCCATTTGAGGTCATCTTCATCTAAGTCATCATCCTCTATATATTCTTCGGATAATTCTTCGATTGGATCACCACAGAATGGGCAAAATTCTGGCAAAGGTTGCGATACTAATTGTTCAACGTACTCAACGGCATAAGTCGATTCACACTCTAAACATTCTCCTGAAATTACTTTGTTTGTCATTTTTATTCTTCTTATTATAGTTTAAAAAATCATTTGGCCCAAACATCGGACCAATCCCCAGTCAAAGCACCCTTAGCATAATCGGTTGCACGATTCTCAAAGAAGTTTGTGTGCGTAGGCGCATTAATCATTTCTTCAACCCATGGTAGTGGATTCTTCTTGACTTTAAAAATGCCCTTCAATGATAGTGAAATCAATCTACGGTCAGCAATGTAACGAATGTATTTCTTAACATCTTCTGCCTTCAATCCTTCCATTTCACCCATTGCAAAGGCTAGGTCAATGAACTTATCTTCTAACTCAACCATCTTTTCAGCAATAGTGTAAATGCGTGATTTCAATTCATCATTCCAGATTTCTGGATTTTCTTGAATGTAAGTGCGGAACAATTTAATCATGTTCTCTGCGTGTTGTGTCTCATCAACAATAGACCATGTAACAATTTGGCCCATACCCTTCATCTTACCATGACGAGGAAAGTTCAACAACATAATGAAAGAGGAGAACAACTGCATACCTTCAGTAAAAGCACTGAACACGGCAATATGTGTTGCAGTATTCTCTTTGGTTGTATTTTGTTTTGAGATATCTAACACATAGTCGTGTTTCTCTCTCATTTCAGCATACTCTAAAAATTCATTATATGTTGTTTCTGGCAAGCCAAGAGTTTCAATCAAGTGTGAGTAAGCCGCAACGTGCAATGCTTCACGAGCTGCAAAACCTAACAACATCATTCGCATTTCTGGTTGTGGAAAGTATGGCAGATAATTTTTAACATAACCACCAGCAACGTCAATATCACCTTGAGTAAAGAAACGGAAAATATGTGTTAAGAAATTCTTTTCACTATCAGTTAATTTCTTTTTCCAATCTTTCACATCTTCCATCATTGGCACTTCTGTATGTAACCAATGTGATTGTTCATGTTTCAACCAAGCATCATATGCCCAAGCATAGTTGAAAGGTTTGAAATAACTACGTTCTGATGTTACATCATTCTGTGCTTTTCTAATCATGCTTCTGCCCATTCTTTTAGTTGTTTTGGTGTTTTGACTCCGACATTTCGTTTCACTTCAATGTTTTCATCTAACATTACTAAAGTGGGAACAGAACGAATACCATATTGATTTGCAATATCTTCTTCGACATCAATATCAATAACTTCAATCGGTAGTTTCACTTCTGCTCTTTCCAGATTTGCGGCCAATGTTTTGCATGGTTGGCACCATGATGCAGTAAATCTTAAAATTCTTTTCATATTATCCCTCACATGCGATACAGTCATTACCTTGTGCAATTTGTGTCATGTCAATTTCTTTAATGACTTGACGTTCAATCTTCTTAGAAACCTTGTCAGCCTTACCAATCTTTTCAGAGCGGCAGTAGTACAAAGTTTTCAATCCTTTTTTCCATGCCATAAAATGGATAGCATGAACATATTTAATATTGGCATCTGGACGGAAAAACAAGTTTAGTGACTGTGCTTGGTCAATATACATTTGTCTGTCTGCTGCCAAATCAATAACCCAACGTTGGTCAATTTCCATCGATGTTTTGAATACTGCCTTTTGGTCATCAGACAAAATATCTAAATGTTGAACTGAACCATCATTCGCAATAATAGAAGACCATACTTCATTATATTTGTCTGTATCGATAATCAACTCTTTAAGAATTTTATCTAACCAACGGTTCTTATTCAAAAATGAGCCCGATAAAGTATCCTGACGATACGCATTAGCTCTATAAGGCTCAATGCTAGGGCTAGTATTTCCCATAATGATAGACGAAGAAGCATTTGGAGCAATAGCCATAAGATGACTAAAACGCAAACCAGTGCCCTTAGCATCTGGAGCTTCTCCACGTTCTGTTCCCAAAGCTTTGTTAGCTTCATCTAAACCCTCTCTAATAGTTTTAAAGATTCTATTATTGGCAACTTTGGCCATTACGCCTTCAAATGCAATTCCGTTCTTTTGTAGATATGCGTGGAAACCGAGGGCACCAACACCAATAGAGCGTTCCAACATAGCAGAATATCTTGCTCTTTGTACGACACTAGGAGCATTATCAATGAAATACTGTAAGACGTTATCAAGCATCTCCGCAACGTCCCGAAGAAAAAGTGGCTCATTCTTCCAATCATCATAAGTCTCCAAGTTCAAACTAGACAAGCAACATACGGCAGTACGCTCTTTGCTTGTTGGTAAAATGATTTCAGAACACAAGTTTGATTGGTGTACTTTCAAACCTTTATCTTTCAACCATTCTGGTAATTCACGGTTACTTGTATCGATGTAATGAATGTATGGTTCACCAGTATGCATACGCAATTCTAGAATCTGTTGCCACAAAGATTTTGCAGAAACGGTTTCACGAATTTCTTTTGAGTATGGATCAATCAAGTTCCATGAATCATCAGCGTTAGGATCCAACATACACTTTTCAATGATGACCATAAAGTCATCTGTGATATTAATGCCATGGTGCAAGTTCAAGCAACGTACATTAGGGTCGCCTGTTGGCTTACGCATTTCTAGGAAAGGAATGATGTCAGGATGAGTAATATCAAGATAAGCGGCGTAAGAGCCACGGCGAGTGCGACCTTGACGATACGCCAAAGAAGAAGCATCATATATTTTAAGATGCGGCATAACGCCTGTAGACTTATCATCGGCAGACCTAATACCAAAACCAATACCAACACCGCCGCCGAACATAGAAAGCCAGTTAGTTTCTGATAGGTTATCAACTAAACCCTCCGCTGTGTCATTGATATAATTTAGAAAACACGAAATAGGTAGGCCTTTTTTAGAACGACCAAAAGACAAGATAGGTGTAGAATATGATAACCAGTGTTTAGATGAGTAGTCATACAATCTTTGTGCGTGTTCTGGATTGGATCCAAAAGATGCTGATACAAATGCAAATCTTTCCTGAGGTGATGTTTCTTCCTCACGCATATACGATTCTTTTAATCGTTTAATACCCAACTCATCAAATAGCTTATCACGTTCTAAGTCTATCTTAATGCCCATGTATTCCATATTATTCCTTGTTATTATTTTACAAACTTATCCAACTGCGGTGGTGTCCAACCTTCTGGTTTCAACACCTTACCGTCTTGTCTTTTAATCACTTTACCGGTCTCTGG